TTTCGCCTTTTTTTTGTTTTTTTTTTAAACTTTTGGTCATTATATTATAATAATATAAATATAAACATAATTATAGTTTATATTTATGGACGGACAAATGTTACAATATATGAATGCAAATCTAATGAGTATATTAATTATGAAAGAACATATTGCGGTTTACCATATTATGACAACTATTATCTTTATGAATATAATACCTTATATACCAACTATAAAACGATGTATTAGAAGTTATTATATAAAAGAAACTAAACAAGAAATAGAATCTGAAATTTATTCATCTATAAAGTTTATTCAAAAAGAAAATAGTGATGATATGATTTTTAACTCAATAAATTATTACATCGTAAATCATAATAATTCAAAAAATTTAAAATATTATAATAGTTTTTCAGTTATAAATGATGAGAGATTTATACTAGATAATGATTATCATTGTCTAGTTACAAATATAACAAATGACGATGATGTAGATAAATCCTATAAAATAGAATTTATTTCATATACTAGAACATTAACCGAAATGAAGCAATTTGTCGATAAACTTACAAAGCAATATATGTACGAACAAAAAAATAAATTAGGTATCCAAAAGTTTTTTTTTGATGAAAAACATGTAACTCTACCAAAGGATCAGGAAGGTGTAATACAATTAGATAAAGCTCCTAAAAATATTACATTTAATATGACACCATTCAATACAAATAAGTCACTAAACAATGTATTTGGGAATCATTTATGTTCTATCAAGGAACGTGTTGATATGTTTATTAATAATAAAGAATGGTATATAAAAAAAGGTATTCCATATACACTGGGTATATTATTACATGGACCACCTGGAACTGGTAAAACATCATTAATTAAAGCAGTCGCAAAAGATACAAACCGCCATGTTATTAATATAAAATTGTATAAAGACACAACTCAAACCCAGCTGAGAAACTTATTTTTTGATGAAAAAATAAATGTATTGGTAGATGGAAAAACCGAACATTTTAATATATCTATGGACGAACGCATATATGTAATCGAAGATATAGATTGTTTAACTGATATTATATATAATCGCGATAATGAAGTATTAGAAGAAGTATTAGAAACTATGGACGACGGATTAGATAATAATGAAATAAAATATGAAAAAAATAATAATCCATATGTATTTGGTGAAGAATTGTCGCTATCTTTTATACTAAACTTATTAGATGGTATACTAGAGACACCTGGTAGAATATTGATAGTAACTACAAATCATGTTGAAAAACTAGATAAAGCCTTTATACGACCGGGACGAATTGATGTAAATCTTGAAGTAGGATATTGTACGTTAGATATGATAAAATCCATGTTTGACTTTTTTTATGAGGAAGACTGTACTGAATTATTCAAATCATTTGAATATTCTCAACCCATTACTCCTGCTGAACTAAATAAATATATTTTAAATCATTATAATAATAAAGAAAATGCTTTTCAAGAACTAATAAAATTGAATTAAAAAAAATAACTATATTTACCTATGGAGTATCAATGTGTAATGTGTAATATTTACAAACCACAAGAGTTTTTTGTAAGTATAAATGGAAAAATAAACAATTGTAAAAAGTGTATGAATAAAAAATCTAAATTCGAATACAGTGTAATTTATGACCATAATATAATTCGTAAAATTAAAAATATAAAATAATATATATGTATAATTTTTTTTCTATTTTAGCAACCTTCATATTGATCATTATGATATATTTAAATGCTTTTGTAAAAGGTAAGCCACACTGTAATCATTTTATTAAAAATGTATATTTATATTTGGCATTATCATTCAGTTTATGTGGGGTATTTATACAAATATATAATTATCTATTTAATACAAAAGAAAATCGTGATAAATTATTAGATAAAGAGACAACGGTTCAACAAATTCAAAAATATATAATTCCAACTTTTATTATAAGCATTGTTTCCATTGTTATTTTGTCTCTAAGACCCATATTTAGTAAAAGTGGATACTTATTAAATCATTTTGTATGGTTAATATTTTTAGCCTCTATATCTTTTACATTGTATCCGTATTTTAAGAGTATAGAATATTCTGTTTCTTTACAAAGAGTAATTATTACGACGACTATTATATTTTTGTTATTGACCTCTATTGTAGAAATATTTCCAACGTTTATCAAACAAACTTATACAAAAATGATGGTTGGCTTATTATTGGCATTAATTGCTATTATAATAAGTGAAATTTATTTATATTTGACAAACCAATATACAAAGGATTTATATAAAATTATATCGTATATAGTTATATTTGTATTTTCATTATTTATTATATATGATACTTCGCGTTTATATGAGTATTCAAAACAATGCGTAAACTCGCCAAATTACCCGTCGTTATCCACTGGACTATTTTTAGATATAATCAATATATTTTCTAGATTGATGAATGATTAATTATAGTTGATAACCTAAACTTCTCCTATAATTAACCCAACCATCGTACAAATAACTTTCATTCACAGGCTGTCGTACACCTTTGACAGGTTCTAGAGGAACACTTCTAATTGTACGTAAAGGAGGAGACAGTTTTTTTTGTGAATTAACCGAAACAGTATTCATTCCAAGACCATTATTTACGTAGGTATAACTTGCTTGAGGATATGTACGTTGTAAATGAACGCGTCTATCAGACCTATAACGGGTTCCTCTACGCCCAAAATGATGATAATTTTCATGTATTATACCATCTGAATTATATATATTTGTAGGTCGTCTTCTTGGGATAGTTAATAATTTTCTACGCGTCATTTTAGACTGTCCTATAGGTTCACGCCCATTTTTGAATGAACGATATTTATTTGATTTTTTTTTAATATCATTTTTACAATATGGATTTCTTTTTATATATGCTTTGTATTTTTTTAATTCAATATCATTTTGCATAAATGGATTATTTGATAAATATAATTTTATAATGCCATCTGGTAATTTTGGAAATTGTTTAAGATTATTATTTCTACATTTTACTACCGCCATTGTGAGACATTGTCTTAAATCAAGCAACTCTATATCATTATAATCACATTCAAAAATTTCTAGACTAACTGGAAATATAGGCAATACATTTAATAGATTATTGCTACAATTCAAACAATTTATTCTATATAAATCTGGTAAATGAGTTAATTTATTTTTTTGACATTGTAAATCATATACATACTCTGGTAAAAATGGTAATTCGGTTAATTGATTATTATTACAATGTAACACATTCAACCGATAAGGTAATTCAGGTAAGGAATCTAATTTATTGTATGAACATTTTAATTCAACTAAATCTTCATAATAAATCAATTCAGGTAATTGAATTAACTTATTGTGCTGACAATCTAAAGTTTCTATATCAGAATTAAATTCAGGTAATTCGCTAATTTCAGTATAATTAATATTTACATAATCGGCATTTTCGAATCGTTCTAGTTGAGTAGTTGTAAAATCTGTTATATATCTATTTCTCCCATCAATTCTAAAAGTACGCCCTGGCATTATATAAATATATAATAATTTATATTAACTGATTTCTGAGATAAATAATAGCTATTTAATGAACAACATAAAATATAGAATAAGAATACATCCGATTCAAACCGGATATTTAATTATAAGGTATCTCTATTAACATAAACTCTTTTATCATGTTAATATAATTGGATTGAATACCAAAATATAAAACAATAAAATAGGTTCCTGCTAGTGTAAGTTTAAATTCGCTCGAAAAATCAGTAAGGAAAACTATAATAATATACAATGTTATAATAAATGTCTGAAGAATAATATAAGATATATAATTATACCCGAACGTATTTTTATCTTTTATACTAGTCTATCTGTATAATTTCTTAATAAAATTGCCGGAACAATATAGAATATAAATTTCAATGTAAATGAAAAAAAGTTTTCACGTGAACTAGTAGAACCAAAATTATATCCTTTTTTTTAAATCTCTTTAAGTTTCATATATATAATTCATATTATATAATATAATATGAATATTAAAAACTTAGTTGCTGTAAGCTAATCCACCCATACCAGACATAATTCTCAACACATTGTAATTTCTGGCATATACACGAACTTTCGCAGTGTTAGTACCTTCAACGGTGGCGTTGGATAATACAAGTTGTAGAGTCGCGTTATCAATACGACTGAAATTACAACTTCCCGAAGGCTGTTGTTCCTCTGGGCGTAGAGCGAACGAGTAAACATTAATACCAGTATCCGGGGATCTAGTGTGATGTTGGAATGGTTGAACTTGGTCGAAGTAGGTACCTTCGCGCTCCGAGAAGCGGTCTTGTCCGTTCAATTGTAGTTTGGCGGTTACAACCGGATTTTCACCCCAACAGTGCATATCTAGAGAAGTTTCAGCTAGTACAAAGGTACCGGCATCCGAAACACCCGACGCAGATACTACGCCACCATTGGTAGCCCAATCAGCTCCATCATCGCCACCCATAGACCAACCAGCCGAGGCAGTATCAATATCAGGTGCTTCCGCTTGTTGGAATAGTCCCGACGCACCAATAAAGGCATTGGACCCTTCAACCGCCGAATCCGACCCGAATGCTTTAATCGAGTTTGGTAGAGCATCAATAGCGTCAGTATAATTGAACGGTTGAGCTCCTAGAGCTTTGAATAGAGTTGTTTCTCCTTGGGTACCCGCGCAATAGTCTACATTACAATCTGGCTGAACTACCCATATTAATTCCTTACATGGGTGGTTAAAGTTTAGTCTAATTTTGTTAGACGAAGAACCGACCGATTCCGACCCAGTGAATTGTAGCTGTTCAATTAGATATTCAGCAGGATTTTGTGCCATACGACGACGTTCATCGGTATCTAGATAGATATAGTCCACATATAGAGACGCGGAAACAAGAGATTGTGCGTAAGCAGAAGTTACTTTTACATCACTAGACGAACCAGGCGAAAGAGTGCTTACAGCCCACAAGCACTCATCAATCGCTCTTAGGTCAAGATTAATCTTCACTTCGTGATATTGAAGAGCAATTAGAGGTAGAGCAAGACCAGGGTTGGTACAGAACCAGAATTGTAGAGGTACATATAAAGTAGTTTCCGGTAGAGCATTACGAGGAGCGCACACTTGTCTAGGTGCGCTAGAGTCACACGGGCCATCTACTTCAGCGAAAGAAGGGTCAGTCATGAAAGTGAGCTGGGTGGTTTGACCAACCATTTTTTTGTAACCAGCTTCTTGGTTCTTATCTAGAGTTAATTGGCACCAAATTTGCATCCAGTCACCGTAGTGTTTGTCGATTCTTTGACCACCAATTTCTACTTCAACTTGTTCAATCAATTGATGACCTGGGAAATCCAACCAACGGGCATAAACACTGCCATTACTGTTTAGATTTTGGTTAATTTCTGGTAGAGTGACTTGTAGGTAAGTGCGGTAAGCAAGGTCACCATTACGAGAAATGGTACAGTTTACTCTACGACCAAAATCAGCTTGTCCGTTGAAAGTTTGTTCAATTGATTCCATGGCAAAGTTACTGTGTCTACGATAAGTTACTTTCCAAAAGGTAATTTGCGGATTACCTGTAAGATATACATCTTGTGCGCCATAAGCTACTAATTGCATAAGTCCACCACCCATTCTATAAATTAGTAAAAGAAAAAAAAAATAGAATTCTATTTAATTAAATTTTGAGATATAAATTTATTTAAATAATTATTTGAATAATGTTCATTATTTATATATTTAATAAATGTATAACAATTTATTTTTTGGCGTTTTACTTTCCATCCATTACGCTTCGCATTCAAAATAAATGCTTTAATAAATGTTTTTTTATTCATAATGTATAAATATATAGTTAATATATAAAACAAACTATTAATGTATAATAATGAATAAAGATATAACTATTGATAATTTATATACAAAATATCTAAATGAATTCAATCATAACGAAGAAAAAATAATATCTAATATTTCTAAATATAGCGACGATGAAGAAAAACATCAATTAGAATTAAAAAAATTGAAACAATTAAGGAATAAAAAAAAGAACTATTTTTTAAATAATTCAAATGATTTATTTAATTATTTTGAATGTAAACAACAAATTGAAAAAAATAAAAATCCTAAAAAAGTGATTCAACGTTTTTTTAATAGAGAAGAAGATAATAGTGTAAATTCTCTAAATAAAAGTATACAAAATTATATAAAAAAAAATAATTTTGTAAATATAAATATAAATGATTTTATGTATGATAACAATGTTTGTAATAAATGTAATAAAGGTGAAATGATTAAGTTAATGGTAGAAGGTATTTTATTATGTAATAACTGTTTCAATAATGAAATATTTTTTGTGGATAACGATAAACCTTCCTACAAAGATCCTCCTAAAGAGATATCCTTTTATGCCTATAAAAGGATAAATCATTTTCGCGAGATATTGTCACAGTTTCAAGCCAAAGAATCTACTGATATTCCTCCAGATATTATAAAACAAATAGAGTCTCAGGTAAAAAAAGAACGTATTGATATAATAGAATTAACAAATAAAAAAACAAAAGAAATCCTAAAGAAATTAGGATATAATAAATATTATGAACATATACCTTTTATAAAAGACCGTCTTGGTATAAAACCCCCTGTAATGAGTCCTAAACTAGAAGATACTTTATGTAATTTATTTATGGATATACAAATACCTTATTCTAAATATTGCCCAAATGATAGAGTGAATTTTTTGAATTACTATTATACATTATATAAATTATGTGAATTATTAGGTGAGCTATCTTATCTAATACATTTTCCAATGTTAAAGGAACAAAAAAAAGTAGAACAAGACGAAATATGGAAAAATATATGTATTGAATTAGACTGGGAATTTATACCTACTTTATAGATATGTTATATAAACATATGGTCTATAATATTATATGGAAGTCCAATTAAAACAAAATGGATATGTAGTTATACCTAATATATTGAATGACGAAGAACTAGAAATATCTACTAAACTATTCAAGGATTGGTATAAGTCAAATATTGGACCTACATGTATTATAAAGGATAAACAAGTAGGTCATCAAGAACACGCGTGGTATATAAGAACAAGACCTAGTGTTATAAATGTATTTAAGGATTTATGGAAAACGAATGACTTAATATGTTCATTTGATGGATGTTGTTATATGAGTAAAAGTCATAATTATAATCATTACTGGACTCATGTAGACCAGTCTCCTAAACATACAGATTTTATGTGTTATCAAGGTTTTGTTTCTCTTACAAGTAATAGTAAAAAAACATTAGTTGTATACAAAGGTAGTCATTTATTATATGATTCTTATGTCAAACAATATAATCTAAATAGTGATAAAAATTTTCATATAATTCATGAAGAGTTTCTAAAGGAAAACACTAAAACAATTGTAGAAGTTGAAAAAGGTTCGCTTGTTTTATGGGATTCTAGATTATTTCATCAAAATCAATGCGGTGAAATAAATGATGAAGAACGATTCGTTCAATACGTATGTTATATGCCTAGATCATATAATACACCTGAAAATATTATTCGTCGTAAATATGCATTCGATAATAAGATTACAAGTACGCATTGGCCTATACCCATACGATATTCGTCAAATAATATTATGACAAATGATTTATTTGATACAAAACTTTATATATATACTATTTTAAAATTATTATAGTCCACCTGGAAATCCAACAAGATTTGCTCCTATACCAAACCCTGCGCCTGTTCTAGCATTTGTACCCATAGTCGGTATATAAGTATCTAAAACGCTAAATGTAGCAGCAGCAACAAGAGCAATTAGTATAATTTCATCTACTTTTAAACTTTGTTTAGGTATAGCATACGCAGCAATAGAAACCATTAAACCTTCAACTAGATATTTTACAACACGTTTGATTAATTCTTTTACATTTAACATTATATAATTAATAAATAGAAAAAAATATATAAATAGAGAATATAATTAAGTATAATGAATAATATAGATTTATTAGATGAAGATAGACCTATCGCTCAACAAAAGTTTGTTTGTTTATCTTTCGTTTCACCTGAATACTTAATAAAAAAAAAGGATATATTTTATTTTGAACAATTTGTTTCTCAATATGATACCAATAAATCTATGACAAAGTTTAATGAGTTTATTAATTTTGTCTCCTATAAATATAATATTTCGAGTGAGGAATTAATGAAAGAATATGAATCTTTTATAGATACATTTAAAGATAAATTAAAAAATGATGTTACAGACGATTACAAAAATTTTATTGATAAACATGAAGAATTATTAGATAAACAATTTTCTAAAGAACATTCATTTCAAACAAGTGTTCGTGGATTGAAAGTTAGAGGTGTATTTCCAACACAAGAAGAAGCTGAACTTAGATGTAAGATGTTAAGAGAAAGTGACCCGAATCATGATGTATATGTTGGACCTATAGGTACATGGTTACCTTATCACCCAGAAGCTTATAAAACTGGAAATGTTCAATATCTAGAAAAGGAGTTAAATGATTTAATGCACGAGAAAAAAATAAATGAGGATAAAGCTAAATTAAATTTTGAGACAAGAGTTAAAGAGTCTAAAGTAAATGCCATTGAGGATAATATGAAAAAAGCAAAAGAACATAATAATAACTTAACTCAAAGTATAAATGAAAAGGGTGAATTAGTTTCAATTGAAAATATGAATACGCAAGAGAAGACATTAGGGGTAAATGCTTCTCTAGAAGAGATTCGTAAAGAATTATTTGAAGGGGATACAATTGTTACTAATAAATAAATAGTTAATATAATGTCTTATCTTAGTATATCTTTAGCTGATATATCCTTAGTTACTTTATCAAGAACTGTATATATAGAAGATATATCTACGATTCGTTGGCATAATGTAGATATTAGTGATTCATTGACGGATGAATTTCCCGAAGGAAATCCTGAATATGTTGCTTTATCAACATTACGAGAGTACAAGAATAGGGAAGGATTAAATATATATGATGATGTATTTTATAGAACAAGAATCAGTAGAACAACTGGTCGTAATATAGATTTTACAAGTATAAATTATGAAGACCGAAAAATGCGTAGAAAAGCTGAAATATTAAAGTATAAATCCAATACTCTTACGAAACATGAATTATACCGAAAAACAATTGGACAGAATAATTCAAATAAAATAAGTCAAGCTCAATTAAAACAATTAAGAGACACACAGACTATATTAAATTGTGAAAAAACATCAGGTTCATGTAATTCAATTATATATGATAAGAATGTTCCATTTGAAGATAAATTATAATTATTCTCTTAATTTAGGAAACATACACATTTCTAAAGATGGAAATATTTCACCACTCATACATATTTGACTTTCATAAATTTCACCACAATTCCGCATACCCTTATCATATCCAATATAACAAAATCCGTCTTCTTTTGCTATTTGATTACTTTTATAATTAATCTTATTTGTTAATTGATTTATTCCGCCTTTATCTATTTTACTTTCACGTTCAGTTTCTTTTTGTTTTTTTTCTCTTTTTTGTTTTTCTTCTTTTATGCTTTTATTAAGTTGTTTAAGTTCATTATTAACGGTAGGTTTTTGTTTAGTTATTTCATTATAATAATTTATAATAGTATCTTTAAAATATATAATAGAGCCAATAATTGATGCTAAAATAAATACTATAAATAAATTAAACAAATAGGAAGTTTGTTCGGGTAATTGTTTGTTTATATTCAAGTTACTACTAAAATTTCCATTATTCGGATTTCCATTATTAAAATTTCCATTATTAAAATTTCCATTATTAGTATTTCCATTATTAAAATTTCCATTATTTAAATTAGTATTATCAAAATCATTATTTGTATAATCATTTATCATATTTCTATGATTATATACATTCTTGTTAACATTATCTGAAAAGTTTTGGCCTTCTCCATACATTTCTTGATATTTTTCTTTGAGTACCATTTAATATATTTATTATATTTTATATACAGAATCATAAAGTTTTTGTTTTTCAGTTTTAACTTCTTCAATCCAAACTTCTTTTTTTTTTATTTCCTCAAATATAATTTGAGTATTATCATATAAGTTTTTGAATAAACTAGTATTTTCAATTAATTTAACATTTGTATTGATATTAGAAGAAAGTATTAAATTAATAGATACATACAATAAAGATTTATATGTTTTATTGTTAGTTAATTTATATTTTATTTGAAATAGTTGAAATAAAGATAAAATAGTTTTTTTTACTAAATCATTATGTTGTTTAGAAAAATGAATAATTATATCCCATAATAACCAAATAATATTTTTATTTTTTTTTTCGTCTTTAAAATCTACTAAATTTCTATATTGTATATAAATTGGTTTTTTCTTTTTGATTAAATAAATATCATATTCAATTAACCAATCAATCCAGTAAAATATAGTAGTTTGATCTTTAGTTTTATCAATGTGATAAACAAACTCGTTTAAAGGTATATAATATTCTTTAGGGTCACCGTCTTTAAAGAAAGGTTTTATATATTCAACATTATTTGCCTTTAGATTATCGTACATATGTTCTAAACTAAATACAAATGGTATTGTAGATAATGTATTTTCATTTTTAGATTCGCATAAAATTATAGTAATTGTAAAAAATATATTACGAATATTATCATTATTTTTTATATCTTTATCATTTTTAATAGATTTATTTATTATTTTAAAATCTTCTAATTTTTTCAATAAATAAATAGCAATTTTTATGTTATGAATATGTATATATTTACAATAAAATATAATATAAATTTTCCATAAATCTAATATGTATGTACTACATATCATTTCAGCCGTCCAATGTAGAGCATCATCTCTTTTTTTATAAAATATACATGAAATTAGTTCATCAATAACCTTATTTTTTTTATGATTTGAAAAAGACAATCGTGTAAATGATTTTCGATTATCTATAATATTACATTTATCCATTCTTATAAATGTAATAAAAAAAAAATAACACAATATAACAAATGATAGAAATATTGATAATATTAACACTACTCTATTTATATTTTATTTTAAACCGTTATGAAGGATTTACTTTATTAGAAGATAAATCATTTGTAAGAACAGATAAAGATATATTAGATTCTTTTTATTGTAAGATATATGATAATTTATACAATACTATAGATATTCATAGAAAAGAAAGTGAATATATTATACCTTATTTGAATAAAGATAGCGATGTTTTATGTATAGATAGTAGAACAGGTAATCTAGTTCAATTACTTTCTAAATTAACTAAAATTATTGGTTTAGAAACATCTAGTTATATGATAGAATGTTGTAAAAACAAATACCCTGAACTAAATTTTAAACATGTATCATATGACCCGTATGTATTTAAACATAAGACGCATATTATTTGCCCTTTATTTAGTATTCATACGAAATTAGATATAGGATATTTTTTAAGTATATGTTATAATTGGTTAATTCATAAAGGTTATTTATTTATAAGTTTTATGAACCCGTTAAATAATATATCTAAAATAGTAAATCATGAACCGTCCTATAAATTTCAATATAATTACAAATTTACAATAGACGTTGAAAATAAACCCGGATACTCAATAATAACTGAAAATATATATAATAAAGATGATTCTATAAAGCGAAAAAATATATGGAACTATCAAAGTATACAATTAGATAATTTGATATATGAAGCAAGTTTAAGAGGATTTAAATATGTAAAAGAATACAATAATGGTATATTTAATATGGCTATTTTTTCTAAATCGTCTTAACGACTATATTTACCGATACTTACAAATGAATCAATAATATATATTATAAATAAACCAAGAAAACAATATAATATAATTTCTTCATTCTTTTGATTTGTTTTAATTTCTTTTTGCTCTTCTAACAATTCTAAAATATGGTTCATTTTAACTAATAAAGGATTATATTGAGGCGTTTCATCTGTGGGCTGAAATGACGTTTTTAAAACAACTGGTGTAACCTCTTTTTGATAAAACTGTGCTAGTTCTTCTTCATTTTCTTCTTTTAAATTTGCGTGTATATTAGCTATTTCACTTGGACTATCTTTTGTTTTATCAATTGTAGGTTTAAATAAATTTATTAAGTTATCCTTATTTACTTTTGGTTTTTCATTGATATTATCTTCTTCAGTTTTTATTAACGCCGCATTAAAAGCAAAAGCCATACTTAATTAAAGGGGATATATTTTTTTTATAATTAAATATAATATGGGTAAAAAAAAATATTCTTTTATGGATTATTACGATTCACTGAATAATAACAAAATATTCGCGGGTGTCATAATATTAATAATGAATATATGTTCTAGATATGCTACATTAGAATTAAGTAAATCTCAAGAATATTATGTAAAATATGTATTTGGAAAACAATTATTATTATTTGCTATCATATGGATGGGGACAAGAGACATATTCATTTCAATCGTATTAACTATACTATTCTTAATTTTAGCTGATTATTTATTAAATGACCAAAGTAAGTATTGTATTATACCTTCCAACTGTAAAGTACAAGATTTTTCCGGTAATATAACTCAAAAAGATATAAATGATTCTATTAGCATTCTTAAGAAGGCTAACTCTCAAAAAAAAAATAAAGATTCTATCATAGAAAATAGTCTGTTTAAAGAAAATTTTATTTAATATGATAATATAGTATGACTTTTGAATTAAAAAAAAGCGTAGAAGTAATTATAAAACCAATATCATCCTTATATGATTTGTTAGATAACATTCAAATGAATAATTATTTAAAAAAATTACATAGTGAATATAGTAAATATATAATTAAAGAAGATGGTAAATATAGAATTATAAATAAAAAGGATAAAATAACCGGAGAAGATAATAGTTATAGAAATAAATTATTAGAAGAGATATATAAATTAAGTTTTGAGAATTATATTGAAAACCCCGAAGAGTATGAATTTAATTATATAATAGTACCATATTTCTCCGAATATTTTAAAAAATCATATCCAAATATATATTCGGAAAAGACTAAATTATCACAAATAATTAGTTATGAATATGAAAAAGATAATATGATTGAGTTAATTCAAGAAAAGATTGAAAGTAGTATCCGAAAAATAGTAACTGATAGTAAATTACAATACATAAAAGTAATTTATCATGTTCCTTTATATGATAATAATGAAATAGAATATCGTTTTCAAAAAGCAAAGGCAAACATAAAACCAAAATATTACAAAGATATATTCACCCGAAAAAATTTACAACGAATAATAGAATTACCTATGACTAGCAAATTGGATATTAAAGAAAATATACAAGAATCAATACAAAATGTTTTTTCAAATATAAAAAAACGTGATAAGGATAAGATTACACCATATATACAATTGATACAATTTTTTGAGACACTATACAAGTATAGTAGAAATAAACAATTAAGAGATGATATAGAAAACAAGGATAAATTTCATAAAGCTATTGTATTGTATTCGGTTGATTTCTTAGATAAAGATATAACAAGTCTGAATAATGAATATTATTATGAATTACCAACTATATCTATATTACCTAGTTATATAGATTCAATCGGTATTGAAGAAATAACTAGTTATATTAAGAGTGAAGATAAATATATTAAGAATAAATATAAAGTAGGGGATAATTATAGATGTATTGGTAAAATAAATAAAGTAGGTAATAATAAATATAAATTTACAGTCATATTAAAGGAGCTTATATTTGAGGATATCTATAAATTAGATGATACGATTAGCCTATACATGTTTCTAGATGTTAAAATGTTTGGTTTAATTTACACTTATAAAATAGATGATAATAAAAATAAGTATTTACAAATTAATAATTTAAAAGGAAATATAAAGGTTTTTAATGAAAATGATATAAAAGTATTAAAATATAATAACATTGATAAATTATCAAGCGATAATAATGAATTATATATATCTAAATCTTATCATATAGATATTAAGTCCTTTAATAATTATTTAAATAAACAAGAAGTAAATTCTATTGAATTATTGAAATATTTAAAAAGCCCAACCGAATTAAAAAAGTATGAAATATATATTGGACAAAATTATCCTAAATTAAAAAAAGATGACACACTAGAAAATAAGTTATTATCCGATAAACAACATTTTAAATCTTTATTAAAAATATTATTTTATGAAAACACATTGTTTCATTTGAAACCACGTAATAATATGGTTATGTCTAATACCCAATACAAAGTTAAACTAGATAATAATATAAGTATATATTCTATAAAAGATACCAACCAAACAAATTATGATAACGCTTTGAGGGTTTTATTTAGTAAAGAAGGATTACAAAAGAAATATAAGGATGTAATTTACAATAAAAAGCCGAATTATATTATATACGTTAACTTATTATTACAGAAAAACCAATTTAAAAAAACAAAATACAATTATGATTGTAAAGAACTTAAATATAAACTAATTAAACATACAAAAAGATTATTTTCAGGTGGTAGTATAAAATTGAAAGAAAAAAAAAAGAATAAATATAATAAGTCATGTCGGTCAAAACAATATATAAGACATTACTAAAGTA